TGTTTTAGTTTCGGTCAATGCCGCAGGATGGTCTGGTGGAAATCCCCACTCATCATTCCAATACTTGTTTTTCAACCAATGACGCACCCGCGCATGGACCCGCCCCGCCCTTGCGTCAGCGCCCGTGGAATCCTTTGCTTCGATTGGATCGTGCCAAGCCTCTTGATTGAGCCACGTCAGCGGGCGACGGAAATACTCCACGCCTTTCCCTTTGCTTCGATGGCTTTGAAGCTGCTGTTCATAGACTTTGACGATCAGCGCCGGGTCGGTGTCCTTACATGCCCGCAAGAACTTTGCCCTGCACTGCGGCTTTGCCTGCTTGTGAGCGACTATTTTCCAGAACTTTTCAAACCACTCATCGCTTTTGTTTAAGTCTGTTCTTTCTTCAGTAGTAATACAGTTAGTATCTCTGTTCTTTATAGTGTCCTGATTTACCGGTTCCGGTTTTACCGGTTCCGGTTTTTCAGGAAATGGTGAGATTTGAGGCGTATCATAGATAAAATAGACATGGCTGGCGTATTTACCGCCGTTTCGTTGCGTATCTTTGATGATGTAGCCACATTCGATCAAAGCACTGATGACTTTGTACGCCTTGTCCTTGCCCCACTTGAAGCGTTTGCGGATTTCGGCGGGCGATAGCTGCCATGACAGCGGCTTTGACAGCAGATACACCATCAAGGCCAGCCCTTCACTGCTTACCCGCACATCATTCAGCAGCGCGTTAGGCAATACAGTAAAGTTTTCGGTCAAACTGCTGCGATTTATGAACTGGTCAGTCATCTTCGTCTGCTTCCTGTTCAAGCAAGCGCGCTTCATAGACTGCCTGCTCTACATAGCGGAACGGACCAGCCACGTTGGCGTCCAGAAGCGTGTCCACGACGTAATTCTCGTTCCAGCTTTCCTCTACCACTGCAAAACGCTCACCCATTTACCCGCCTCGCTGTCAATTCACGCCACAAAGACGCTATGTCACTCAATTCACTGTCTGGCAGCGCCAATGTCTTGCCATGCCCCAAGTCCGTTTCCCTTGCGCGCTCAATAAACCTTTGCTTTGATGCCCATCCCACAATGCCGATGCCGCCTTCTGCCTCTTCGCAAGACACAACAACGTCAGCTTTGAACTTTTCTGGTGAACGGAACAATGTGTTGCTGCCGCGAAAACGTGCCTTCACGTCAATGCTTACATCGCCTGCAAACAAGTCTGCGCCATCATCAATGCCAAGGTGGTACGGGTTAAAATCCAGCCCTAAAGCCTTTGCAACAGCGCACTCTGCCTGTATTCCAAGCAGTTCAATGTCACCGGCTTCCTCTGGCGATACCCGCTGCTGCTGAATATTGCTTGCACGGCTGATCTGCCAGCGCATACGGCTTGCCTGCTTGCAGTGCGCCTTCTCTTGACGAGTGAGTTTGACTATCACTTTGCCAAAAACCCTGTTTCATCAAAGCCGCTGCGATTGTTTTGGAAGCTTTCACGAGATTCACAACGCGAACAAATGCGATGGCCTGCATGAAAACTCTCAAAATATTTGCCGCAATACAGGCAAAGCCTTTGCTTTGTTCTTTTTGTCGGCGTTATATGATTTGGCGATTTCACCAAATAGGTTGAATAATTGAAGCCGTCGCTACTCACTTTTTTTGCCATTGTGCCGCCCCATCAGCAGATCAAAAAAGTCAGCCATTGGCAGGCAGACCAACTCCGGCTTGTTGTCTGCTTTAAGAACAAGCGCGTCGTTGTCTTCCAGCCACGAATAGATTTGTTTGAAGCCGTTTGCGCGGCATTTTACTTCCAGCACCCACTCATCGACGCTGTTCTTCACCACAACGTCGCCCTTGATGCTGGCACCACCCGACAGCGGCACTCTGTAGGCATCTAGGCCATGATCAAGTGCCTTAAGCCGGACGTTGTTTTCAGTCCTGTAGCCCTTGTCCCGCTGCATCTTGCTCATCAATGATCCAATCTGCGCTTGTCACCTGTCCGTCCGTCAGCCGGTCTACGATGACCATGTGTTTACCTGTCGGCATCGACACACGGTTCAGCCATTTCCACACCGCGACGTTGGACACGCCGATTTGCTTGGCAAACGCTGTTGCTGTCATTTCGTTTTGGACGAGATATTGATTTAAACGCATAATTTACCTCAAGTTAGAGGCTTAATTTAGTCTCACTGAATTATGCTTGTCAATTTGGATATGCTAGTCTACAGTTATTTTTAACCAGAGGTTTACAACTTAGAGGACTAACCGTATGAACTATTCATCTAAATCAAATCTGGGGTTTTTTGGATTGACCGTTAGTAGTTGGTCAAACTCCCAAAATGCCCCGCCGTGCAAAAAAGTGTTTATTAGCCGTTGGTGGAACAAGAAAATGGCTGCATGTGGTATCGCATCGCCGCCTTGGAGAATGAAATGGAATACCCTAACAATTTGCTTGCGTGCAGAATAGCAGCGCGTATGTCGCAAATGAAAGTCGCTGCGGAATTAGATATTAGTCAGTCTGAATATTCGCGAATGGAAATAGGCCGACGACAAGTTGGCCCACATGCAGATAAGTTGGCTGAAATATTCGGTGTATCAAAGGAAAGGTTACTTGAGTACAACAAGTTAGACTCAGCACCACCGGAGAATGGATATACCACAAACCAGCTTCCTATTTTTGGAAAGCGCATCGTTGGCCGCTACTGTATGCTAGAATTTGATCAGGAGCCGATAGAAATGGTGGATAAACCATCTTCTCTTGCATCGAACAAAGATGCTTATGGCGTGTACGTACCCGGCGACAGCTTGGAGCCGCGCGTGAAAACTGGTGATTTGTTATACGTAGAGCCGCACCAGCCAGTACGTAAAGATGATTTGGTCGTTGTTGGATATGGCGAGGATGGCCCTCGCGAAATTCTCGTCTATCAAGGCCAGTCAGGTGACAAAATAATACTCTTTAGAGCCAACCCAGAGGAAGTTATGAAGGTCGATTCGGCTGACATTAAAACCCTCGAACGGGTGAGCGGAGTGAAATTTTTGTAACCGGGGGTAAATTAAGCGTTTACTTATGCGGGTAACTAACCTAGAGTTACCCTCATGCAAACGGACGTATCTCCAATAACGAAAGGGGGCGCGCCAGAACGGCGCGTTCCAGCTTTCTTTTTAAACTTTAAATTGCCCCCTGACGCGCTTGCAAAGCGCGCGCATACCGTTGGCGGCAGCGATGCCAACATACTTGCCAGCGGCGATGAAGCCAAAATCACCCGTCTTTATGAAGAAAAGTGTGGCCTGATTGAGCCAGACGATCTGTCCACCGTGTGGCCTGTTTTGATGGGCTGGACAACAGAAGATTTGAACGTCGCATGGTTTGAATACAAGCACCAGAAGACCGTCAAGAACCAACAGCTAGTCATTCAGTCTAAAAAGCTGCCTTTTATGCGTTGCACGCTTGATGGCAGTGTAGACGACTGGGAAGGCGCACAGGCCGTCTTTGATGCTAAGTTTACGCTTGGCCGTCCCAAGAAGGGCGAATCTTGGCAGGATGTCATCCCTCGCCTTGTCAAAGGCTACAGCCCACAGCTTCATTGGAATGGCCGCTTGCTGGAAGAACATACCGGCAAGAAAGTGAAATTTGGCATCCTGCACATTATTCGTGGCGGTGATGAGCCAACAACCCACGTAATTAAGCTGGACCGGCATTACACCGACCACCTGATCGACCTAGCCACAGAGTTTATGCACGCCGTTGAGACAGGTGAGCCGCCCTTTATTCCCATCCCTGTTGATGCCCCCGTACCGCCAGAGGAGCGTGTTCCGTATGACATGACGGAGCATAAGAAGGCGCTGGACTGGAAACGGCACGCTGACACATGGGTGCAGACCTATGGCGCTGCACAGTCGTTCAAGGACGCCGAGACGGCGATTAAGAAGCTAGTACCGCGTGATGCGTCGGAAGCATCCGGCCATGGCGTCCGTGTGCGTGTCAACAAGAACAACTCAAAGAGGATTGAGGTAGATGAGTGAATTAGCGAAGGCGTTGTGTGAGTACCAGCGGCAGACCGGTGGGTTTGCAGCAGACAAAAAAAGCACACACAGAAACGTGCCTGCTTACGCATCTATTGGCGCTGTCATTAACAACGTCAAGAAGGCCAATGCTTTCGGCCTGACCTTCACGCAGGAAGTGGACTTTGAAGAAGACACGATGTTTGTGCGTACCGTGATGATGCACGTAAGCGGTGAAGCACGGATGAGCCGCTATCCCATCTATGTCGATGACAAGACAAATAGCCAGAAGATTGGCGGCGCAATCACATATGCCAAGCGTTACGCCCTCGCCAGCATGTTCGGCACTGAAAAAGGTGTTGAGGATACCGATGACGATGGCGAGTCAAACGGCTTTGCAGACGATGCA